CATCCAAACTGCCATATAACGTGTGATTTATACGCCGAGTTTGTGCACTTTCGGCAGACGTACAACGCAGACAGGCGAAAAAAGAACCTTATATATGAATATATAAAGAAGAAACAAGAACAGCGGAGGTAATAATATGGATTCTGCAATTTGGGTTGCCATCATAACGGGGTTGATTTCTTTAATCGGAACCGTCATTACCGTTACGATGGCTAACAAGCAAACCCTTAATACCTTATCTGAGCAGAGCAAACTGGCAGACGAAAAAATCAACGGCAGGATTAAGGTAATAGAAGAAAAAATTGATAATTTATCAAAAAGGGTAGAAAAACACAATTCGATGGTAGAAAGAACCTATTCATTGGAAAGCCGGGTATCCGTGCTTGAAGCAAAGAAAGGAGCATAAAATGATTAACTGGAAAGTGCGAATCAACAACCCCAATTTCTGGCTGGCTATCATCCCAGCCGTACTGCTTGCCGCACAGTTGATCCTTGACCTCTTCGGGGTTACGATGGATTTCGGCGAGCTGGGAAACAAGCTCAAGGCCATCGTCAACGCTGTGTTTACCATTTTGTCCATTATCGGCGTGACCAACGATCCCACTACTGCCGGGCTCAAGGACAGTCTCCGAGCCATGACCTATCAAGAACCTTATCAGGATTGATTTTTGACTACCATTTTGACTACCAACAGACTGCCATAACGCGCCATAGTCTGCCATAGACTACCAAGCAGAAACCCCGGAAACCGTTGTGGTTCCGGGGTTTTCCTTGGTACGCCCGATGCGATTCGAACGCACGACCTTCAGAGTCGGAGGCTTCATGCCCCGTTCGTCTTTTGTACTGATATATCAGGATGATTTCACGGCGTGTTTTCTGTTTGACTACCTGATTGACTACCAATCAGCGTTTTTTCTACCTGATTGATGCTCGTTTGGGTGCGCTTTTCGCTGACGTGGTCGTAAATGTGCAGGATCATTTTTTCATCGGCATGGCCCATCCATATCATGGCTTGGTGCATATCGACCCCAGCGTCCCGGAGCATGGTGCAATAGGTGTGCCGGAGATCGTGAGGTCGAATCGTCACGGGATGTCCCGCCGCTTTGGACAGGTGCAGGATGTATGATTCCCAGCAACGGTTGAAAGCCGTCTCCGTCATTATATCCCCGTTTGCGGCACTCAGGATGCGTCCTGCGCGGTTTTCTAAGTACGGACGTAAAACAGATAAGATCGGCACTTGGCGCGTTCCTGAGGCCGTTTTAGGGCTGGAAATGATGGGCCTGTTCCCATCAAAGCGGATGGCCTTGTTGACGGTAATGGTTCCGGCAATCAGGTCAACGTCCTGCATGGTCAGGGCCAACACTTCGCCCCTCCGCAATCCGGCGTAGAGCATGATTAAAGCGGCTGTCTGCATCCGGTGGGGTGTTTCCCTTACCAGCTTGCTTTCCTCATCAGTAAGCGCCCTGTGCGTTCCCTGTGTGCCTTTGGGCGGCTGGGCGAAACGTCCCCGAAAGGGGTTTTTGCGGATCAGGTCATTTTCGATGGCGGTATCAAACAGACTGACATAGACCATCCGCGCCCGCTTGATGGTGGAAGAAGAATACCCTTCATAGTGTTTCCAGACCGTGGTCACATCGTCCACGGTCGCTTTTTTTATTTTTTGGGAGCCTATGACGGCGCACAGGGCTTCCAACTGTTTTGCGTAATCATTGTAGCATTTATCCGAAACGCCGGATTTATGGAGCGGGAGCCATTTCTGCGCGTATTCCGAAACGGTCGGATCATACCGGGCGGCTTCCCCCGCTTTTTCCTGCCGCTTGTAGGCTTCACGGGCTTCCAACGCTTCATCTTCCGTCAGACCGTAAAACCATTGATCCCGATAGCGGCAAGCGAACCGCCCATCTGCCCGCTGTTTCAGGTGTTGTTTTTTTGCCCTTGGCATGGGATCACCCGGTTATCAGCTTCACGATGCCGATAATTACGGCGATTACGATGATAATCACGCCGAGCGGGCTGTTCATGATCTTCTTTGCGTCTCTTTTTGCGTTCTTCGATGCCATAGCGGTTTCCTCCTTTTAGTGTTCAATGATACTGATCGGGAGCGAGTTATAAAAATCATCCCGTTCGATATGCCGTATTTCGTGCAGAAAGGCCCTTTTTTTCGCTTCTGGCGAAAGATAATCATTGATATAGATAGATGCATACCCTTCCGCATCAATGCGGACAGCGGCCTTTATATCGCCGGGAAACGGTATCATATAAACGTGATAATCGCCATCAGTCAGCATTTTCGGTTCCTTCCAATGATTTCAGCATAGCGGCGGCGGCTTTCAGGTGTTCCGGCTTGGCGTTTTCTGCGGCATCAAACAGCAGACGGTATGCAGGATCACGGCGGTATCGTTCACGGATGGAATCAGTATCAATGTTTTCCTGCTCTGAAACGGATTCCCGCCCAAGAAGTTCATCAACAGACACCCCGAAGTAATTGGCAATGGCAAGCAGGACAACGTTTGACGGTTCCCGCAATCCTTTTTCATAGCGGTTGTAAACGGTGGGAGATAGATTCAAATCTAATGCGGCTTGTCGTTGTGTGATTCCCCTTGCTTCTCTAATTTCCTTCAAACGCATATTATTTCCCTCCCTTTTTCTGCATTTTACCATATTGGCAATCAAAAATATATTACCGATTTGGAAAAATATTTTTAAAAAGCTATTGACATATTACCAATTTGGTAATATAATAAGGGTGACCCCGAAAGGAAGGGAAAACAAGAGGAGGGCAACTCAATGGCAAGCATCGAATTTATCGCCAAGAGGATCGAAGGAAAGCAGAAGGAAATCAGCAAACTGGAAAAGAAACTGGCCCGCATCGTCAAGGCACAGGAAAGCAACTGGGAGAATAACCCATACTACTACACAGAGAATGACCTGAAGTGGGCAACCAAAGACCTTGAAGCGGCAAAAGAAGCCCTTGCAAAGTATCAGGCCGATCTGATCGCCGAAAAGGAAAAAGACAATAGCCGGAACGTGGAAGCGATCATCAACTTCTTGAATAGCTGGGCTGACAGGGTGTATGACTGGTATCATATGCAGTTCAACGAGTACATGATGGCAAAAGACGAATACCTTCGGAAAGATCACGAGTATTGTGAATGGCATAACAACGGAGGATGGAAAGACCCAAACCAGGATGAGATCATAAAGGAACACAGGAAGTATTGCAGAGCATATACCGCCAAATGGCACTTCATGTTCCCCTATGAAAAAGGACGCAGGATGTTTGACGGGGACAAGCTGATCAAGGAACTTGAGCAGGACAAGAAAGCCAAGTACGATGATATTGTCAACCGCGCGAACAAAATCTGCGGAACCATCAAAGACGCGACCGGGCTGAGCGTAGGAGAAAAGGGAGAGCTGAACGGGCTGGTCATCGGGGACAGAGGAAGGGCCTACATCGAAACCATCGGGGCGGGCGGTTACAACATCCAGTGCTTCCACTTTAGGACGCTGATCCACGAACGGAAGTAAACGGAAGTAAACGGAAGTAAACGGAAGTAAACGGAAGCCGGGGCGAAAGCCCCGGCAGAAAGTGAGGGTAACACGATGAAAGAAATTAAATGCCCCGAATGCAAAAAGATTGTTGGGGAGTATGTGTATCAAAGATCAATGACGGTCAAGGGACTTGGAACGATGCCTGTTTATGATTGCAAGTATGATTACAGAAAAGCTTCACACATTTCATTCGGTGAAGGTTTAATCTGCAAAGGATGCGCAAGAAAGTTTTTTCCTGAAGGGGTTGCTTATAAAGTTACCAACGATTACCACGGGAAACGGATCACCCCCTATGTCGGAATCAAGCAGACCGGGCTTTTCGCAAGCAGGAAGGACGCACAGGCGACGGCAGATGCTTGCAACCGCAGGAACTTGAGCAACCGCTCGCGGGTTGAGGAAGTGATGGTGTAATTGACATCAGCCCCGCCCGGTGGCATCGTAACCGGGCAAAAAATCCCCGAATCGGTAATTTTTTTATTGACGAATTACCGAATTGGTGATATAATAATTACCGATGAGGAAAGGACGGTGAGCAGATGCGAATCAAGGAAATTCGGGAAGCTAAGGGCATGACTGCCGCTGAACTTGCAAAGGCCGTGCATACTACCCCGGTATCCATCAGCAGATATGAAACCGGAAAGCGTAAGCCGGACATTTTCAAAGCGGCTGAGATTGCAAAGGTTCTGAACGTAACGGTTGATGAGTTAATCGGCAAGAAAGCGGGGTGACACAATGGAGGCGCTCGTATCCATCGAAACCATCTGTTCCCGGTATGGGTGTGAGCGCCACAAGGCCGGGGCGATCATGGACAAACTGCCGTGGTTCAAGGTAGGCAACAAACGTTTCGCCCATGAGCGCGACCTGACGGACTGGGAACGGGGACAGATGATTTACCCAATCAGCCGGGAGCGGGGGCAGAGAACAACGGAGTTCAGGATCGAAAGAAGAAGGAGGGCAACATGAAAGAAAAACTTGAAATCATCCGCCGGATGGTCGAGAACGGCTACCACCTGATGAACCGCACAGCGGAGGAAATGGCAAGTATCTTCACGCTCGAAGAACTGGAAGAATTCGAGCGGAAACATAACGAAAGGAGGGCAAAGCAGTGAGCGAATACATGAAGCTGGTGAGCGATACCAGAGAAATGACCCAGCGGATGACCCTGAAATGGGATGTGATTTCCTGCATCCTGATCGGCCTGATGGCCCTGCTGGCAATCATCGGCCTCCGCCTCATTTGGGAAGAACACCGGGAGCGGAAAGAGCGGAGGCTTCAGGAAACATACACCGGGTATGAGTATCAGCCGACCGTGACCGAAACCGTGCAGTATATCAACGGCGTGGAATTCCACCGGATGGGCGTTCCGGGAAAGGGGGTGTAAAAATGTTTAGCTCAATTTTAGGGTTTGATCCGTCGGAGGTTTTTCTTCGGGAGGCCCAGCGGGAAGTGGACGATGATTTCCTGCTCGAGTATGAAGAGCGCAGACTGAGCCGGAAACAGACTTGGTACAGCGACCCGGACAGCGAAGAGGAGTAACAAAAAAGCCCTTACATCAGCTGCCGAAGCGATGTAAGAGCAAACGATGAAAGGACGAGGGCAACACGTCAAATCATCAAAGCTATTATATCACAAAATCATAAATGAATACAAGGGGGAAATCAAATGAGCGCTTATGAGCTTCTAAGCAAGGTCAATGTGAATGAACACACCGAGAAGAAGAACGGCCTTACCTATCTCTCCTGGGCGTGGGCTTGGGGGGAGCTGCTGAAAGCATTCCCGGACAGCACCTACACCATCTATGAGAATAAGGATGGCTGGAATTATCACACAGACGGGCGGACGTGCTGGGTAAAAACTGGCGTAACCGTGGATGACAAAGAGTACATCGAATATCTCCCGGTCATGGATTTCAAGAACCGCTCTATCCCCGCCGATCAGGTGACCAGCTTTGATGTCAACAAGGCTATTCAAAGGTCGCTCACAAAAGCGGTCGCCCGTCACGGGCTGGGCCTCTACATCTACGCTGGAGAGGATTTGCCGGAGGGTGAAGAGCCGGAGCCCATCAAGGACAAGATCGAAACCACACCGGAAGACAAGGAAAAGGAAGATGTCCGGCGGGCGACCATCGGGGTGCTTATGAGCGCAAACAGCCTCGATAATCCGGGGTTTAACAAGCTCTATAAGGAATACTGCCTGACCGTACTGAAAGCCCCGGCAACGATCCCGATTTCCAAGCTGACTAATGAACAGTTTGATTCTATGATCCTTGCGATCAATGAACAGCTCAAGAAGGGAGCGGCATAATGAACAAAATTATCATCATCGGCAACCTAACCAAGGACGCAGACAACCGTATTACCCAGACCGGGCATACGGTTACCTCTTTCACGGTGGCGGTCAACCGCCGCCCCGTGAAGGAAGGCCAGCCGGAAGCAGACTTTTTCCGGGTTACTACTTGGGACAAACTGGCGGAGCTTTGCAAAACGCTAACTAAGGGCAAAAAGGTGTGTGTAGTCGGCCCGGTCAGCGTCAGCCTTTACCGGGCGCAGGACGGCAGCACCAGAGCCAGCCTTGACGTGATGGCAAACGAAGTACAGTTTCTCAGCCCGAAAGAACCAAAGCCTGAACAGCCGGGTTATGTAGCAGTTGATTCTAACGATTTACCTTGTGGTTAATAAAGAGGGATAAACAATGAAGGATTGGTTCAAAGCAAGGAACGTATGGTTCGGAGCGTTTGCGGCTCTTACAGATGCTGAGGCGGGGAGGCTTGCAAAAGCGTTGTGGCAGTACACTGCAACGGGAGAACAAGCTGAGCTGTCCGGGAACGAAAAGGGATGCTTCGCGATGTTCTTATTTACCTTGCAGCAGGACGATGCCGAAAGCGGCAATCTTTCAGAAAAACGCAGATACGCTGGATCAAAGGGCGGACTACAAAAGGTAGCAAATCAAGCAAATGCTACATTTGCTACAAGCGACGTAGCAAATCAAGCAAATGCTAACAATAAGAATAAGAATAAGAATATAGAAGAAGATAAAGATATAAAAGAAAACCCCTTAAAAGGGGTAAAAGAAAAGTCCGCTGCGCTTGACCGCTCCTTCGATAAGTTCTGGGCTTGCTATCCTCGCCATACGGCAAAGCAGGACGCAAAACGAGCGTTTATCAAAGTCTCGCCGGATGATGCCTTGCTTGAAACCATGCTGACAGCGATCCAGCGGCAGAAGCAGACCGATCAGTGGAGCGATCCCCGCTACATCCCGCATCCTGCCACATGGATAAACGGTCGACGGTGGGAGGACGAAGCTACCGCCCCGAAACAGCTTCCCGTAAAAACCGTCAGCGCACAACAGTACACCCAGCGCGATTACGACGAGGACGATTTGGAGAAACGGCTGGGCGTGAACGACCTGTTCAGGAAGGGGGCTTCCTGATGACGGAATCCTGCGGGACATATTACTCCACCTTGCCGGATGGGCGTGTTTTACTGGCCTGTACGTTGCCAGACGGGGCTGATGAAACAGAAGCGCGGGTGCTATGGCAGGATCGGGAAGAAATATCGGCAGAACAGCGGCGAAAGATATTCGCCATCATTGCCGAAATCGCTAACTGGTCGGCACATGATCCCGAATATCTGAGAAAAAGCCTGACGAAAGATTTCCTGATGGCAAAGCGGGAACAATTGTGGCTGTCCATCATCAGCCTTGCAAACGGCGGTGGATGCGACAAGGGAACGGCAAGCCTGTTCATCGAATACCTGATTGATTTTTGCTTTGAGAACGATGTACCCACAAGCCGCCCGCTTCAGGAATATGCAGACGATCTGGGAAAATACACCTATTCTGCGCTCCTGCAAAAACGGTGCATCATCTGCGGGAAAAAGGCCGACCTCCACCATTGCGATCAGGTGGGCATGGGGTTCAACCGGAACAC